CGGGCGGTCGGTCACACAGACGAAGCGATACGGCACGTCCATGTGGCGTTGCAGCGCATTGCCGAGGCGGTCGACATACTCAACGCCGTAACGGTCGCCCCAGAGGAACGTCAGGACCGTCAGCCGTGCGCTAGACATAGATGACGCCGATGCCGTTGTTCTCCCCGCTCGGATCATAGCGCAGTTCCGAGTAGTGGTGGCCAGCCTTGGTCTCGTTCCAGAATGCTGGAACCCCGGATTTCTGCCAGCAGATATCGTGGAAGGCGACGACCTTTTTTGCCATCTGTCCGTAGTTCTGCCAGTCCTTTTGCACGTAAGGCCGTGAATGATTGGCATCGATAAAACAAGCGTCGAACGGGCCAAGCGAACGCACCTTGTCGATGACCTTCCGGTCGGTGCTGTCGCCCCAAACGACGGTGCATTCGCGGCCTTCGTCCTGCAGCCTGCGGATCACGTTGCGCATCGAATGAAACGATGACGCTTCTGGGTTGCGCGGGAAATCTACGCCGACGCACATTGAACCCTTCGGCAGCGCCATGCCGACACGCCAGAGCGTCCCGCCGAATTTACAACCGATCTCCAGATAGGACTGCGCGCCGACATCCAGCAACAGGTCAACGAACGCGTTGAACTCTGGCTCGTATTGCAGCATCTGTGGCGGCCACATCTCAGTAGCCCCGCGCCCAGATGGCACTTACTCCTAGAGTGCGGCTCAGGTAGCTGGTGTGAACGCGCCGCATCTCGACGGCGCCGAGTTCGCGATCAAGCAGCGCCATTTCCGCCTCGTTCTCTTCGAACTTCTCCGAAGTTGCGCGCCAGCCGAAGAAGTTACCCGTGCGTTTGCCGAGATGACGGACCAGTTCGCAGAGATCTGTGTCGCTCATGACCCGACGTAATTTATGCAACGTCGCCAGGCAGAGCGTGATGTCGTAGCGATACCCATGGAACGGCGTGAGTGCGGTATATCCCTTCGCTAGATCCACCACCTCAAACTGCGATTCAACCTGACGCAAATCGATGAACAGATTGCGCGCCGTCATAATGCCATCGGCAAAGTTGTCGCAGCCATGCACCAGGCGGGCGCCGTTGTTCGCCATCTCGAAGCCGACGAGGCCGCGGTTACAGCCGATGTCCATTACCGATGCGCCGCGCGCCCGCAGCACAAGATCAAGAATGCCGTCGAGACGAATATCGTGCCCGCCGGCAACGCGGCGCAGCAGGGTGCGTTCGTCAAATGCCATTAAACCCAGCCCATGCAGAAATCCCCGCCCGCCTCCCAATGCACCGTGGCGCCCCAGTCCTGCAGCAGCTCGATCGCCTGCTGGCCGAAGCCATAACGCACGACGTTCAGCGGCTTTTGTTCAATGAGAATGAGCGGCTTGGAACTCCGGATAACGCGCTCGCCGCCTTCGATGACGCGTAGTTCATACCCCTCGCAATCGATCTTGAGAAAGTCGAGACCGTCCGGATCGACCGCATCGTCGAGCGTCGTCATGGCGGAAATGTTCGGCGCTCCAACTTCCTTCGTCCGCACCCGCGCCTTGACCGACCATGGGGGCTTGATAGCCATGTCGACTTCGCCCACCGCCGCCCCAATCGCCAACTGGCGTAGCGTGACATTGGCGAAGCCGTTCAGATTGCGCATAAAGCATTCGGCGTGGGTGTTTACCGGTTCGAACGCCGTGACCTTGACGAAACAGCGCGACATTGGCCACGACCACAGGCCGATATGCGCGCCGACGTCGACCGCATGGCGGAAGTCGCGAATATACGGCGTGCACCGGAGAAACCATTTCAGCATATAGGTCGACCGCCCGGCGAAGGACGGGACGGTTTTGATGGCAACGTTGAGGTTGTCGTCGTAGTCCGGACACCACCAGCCATTGACCAGTTTCATGCCACCGTCCTGGTCAGAATAGAAAATACCTGAGCGCCACAATAGCGAAGGCCGCCATACACAGCGCGGCAAAGATCCAGTAATCCAGTTACGGCTTCCAGATCAGCCGGGCACCGCGATCGATCTCGGTCATCGCCATCCCCTTGCCAAAATATTCGTCTGCCGCCTTCTGGCTGCCCAACCACCATCCGTAATCGTCCAGCACCAACGCACCACCGGAAACCAGCAGCGGATACAGCACTTGCAGTTCGACGCGGGTCGAGGCGTAGAAGTCGGTATCCAGCCGCAGGTAGCTAATCTTTGTCGGGATGCGCGGTCCGCGCAGCGTGTCTTCGACCATGCCGCCGACGAACTCGACCGACCTGTCGAGCAGCTTGCGCGCGGCAAAGTTGTCCTTAACCTGGGCGAGCGACACCAGCAGCCAGTCCTTTGGCTTGTCGTGTGGTCGCCCGCCCCGGTAGTTCTGATCCTCCGGACCGCAGGGCGGCATGCCCGCGAAGGTGTCGTAGCACCAGTATTTTCGCGGGCGATAACCGCGCCCTTCGACGTAAGCCTTGGCCAGGATAGGGTGCACGCCGTGCCAGACGCCGCACTCGACGAAGTCGCCCTCGATGCGCCGTTCCTCGAGACGGTCCAGAATATCCATCGTTGCGATCACGCAGGGCTGGCGCGAGCCGAGCCGCTGCACGTCGGTGATCAGCCGTTCCCGTAACACCCGTCTTACAGCATCCAAAGGATCAGCGCCGCCGCCAGCCCAACGCCGAGAATGACGAGGTATGGATCTGGCCGATGAACCCGCCAGAACCGTCCGACCTCTCGCGCTTCCATCAGTCGGCCATTAGCGTCTGCATATCCGGATGCGCGGACCAGCGCTTGTGCACCACGTGTGCCCAGTAGCAGTAAGGGCCGCACTCGTCGGCACCGAACTCAAGCTCGACGTTCGGCGGCATCTCACCCACGGCCACCACCGGCATATCAGGCCCAGCGACGAGATATTCGCGATACAGCGGATCCTCGGTATCGCGACTGCTGAGGATCGTGTGCTGCGGCGGCAGATACTTCTCAATCATGCCCTGGACAAACCCAGCGTGGCCGGCGACCCGGAGAATCCCCCAGCGGTATTCTGTGCTGTTTTCCATCGTGACCTCCCTATCACGGCAGGCGACGGTAAGGGCTCGACCCGAGTCCCGCGCAAGTGACCACGTCATAGAACAGCCAGAGGACTGCAATGATTATGATGGCAGCGATGATGATCCTGATAACCTGCATGACGATGCCGCTGGCTATGCCGAGCATATTCAGCAGATAGGGAACCACGAGATATAGGATAGCGACCACGGCGGCGACAACGACGACCCAGACCAGCGTCTGGATCAGCCATAACAGCGAGAAGCACATCGTCTACCTCCTAAGTTTCGTCTCGGCGGCAGCAAGGACATCGTCGACGGTGATGCGATCCATCGCGGCAGTGCAGTGATCGCACGGACGCAGCCGACCGCAGGCCTCCGTGGAACCGCCGGTAAGATTTGCATGCGTCGGATAACCCAGCACCGAGGATGGCAGCCATCCGCCGAACAGGACGACGGCAGGCGTTCCGACCGCGGCCGCCGCGTGGTGCATACCGCCTTCGGCACCGATATACAGTGAGGCCTTCCCGAGGATCACCGCAGCAGAGCGGAAGGTTGGCGTCTGGATCAGCCAGACGTTATGCAAACGAGGAGCGTCGCCATACACGAATTGCAGCATACGATGGCCGCGCGCGGATAACTCGTTGACGACTTGCTGATAGCGCGTGAGCGGCCAGGCCTTATTCGCTAAATACGCGCCACGTATGGTGAGGTGGCGTTTGACGTTCGGCTCAATGACAATGAACTTCTTCGGAAGCGATAGCCGCTCTGCCGCTGCCTCATCCCCAGCCGTGAAGAAAAACTCACCAGGCTGAACATGGAAGTCATAGTTAAAACGCCAGCGGTCGCCTTCTTGCGTGCTGTATTGACGGCAGCCCTTATAGAACCGCACCCACTCGACGTCCGAGCCATTAAGCGGCGATCCGGGAAACACGACGTTCGGATTGTTGCGAAACACCGGTTCGGAGTTCTGATCCCAGATAAGCCTTAATCCGTCGCCGAATGCGATGCGCTTACCACGCAAGCGCGCACCCTTGGCAAAGGAGCTCGCTATGAGATTATCGCCAATGCCCAAAAGTCAGTGGCCCGCCGCCCAGGACGTTAGCTCAGCACGCCACTCCTCAGCGAATTCGCAATCGCGATACCCGTCCATATCCGGGCATCCCAAGGTGAAGTGCACGATCTTTGGCGACACAATCGGCGGGGGAGACACGCCAACGAGGTAGTTATATTCCAGTCCTAGCTCACCGATCTGGTTATCGGCCAACCAGCAGAAGCGATGCAGATTCCGCCCCGGCAGTTCGTTCACCATATCAACCGTCAGCACTCTGTTCGCCGCATGATCCACGTTCAGGATAAAGCAGGAACTCCACCATTTGCGTTCGTAGTTCCACTGCAGTTGGTTATCCATCTTGGTCCCCTCGTCCGTAGAGGGGGCGTGCTTGACGCAATACAGCGCATAGCGCGGATCTAGCTCATCGAAGATGCGTGTTAGGTTCCCACGAACCAGAACATCTCCATCGACGAACATCGCCCAACCTTCCTGGGCCAGTTCTTTGATTAGAAAACGCGAGATGGCGTGCTCAGTGCTGCATGGCGCATCGGAGATAACATCCCATAGGCGACCATCGCGCACCTGCATCTCGCGGCGATAGAGGCCCCGGCCACGCAGATCGTCCAACACTACGCCCTTAATCGGCAGCTTCACCGACATGCGCCGCTGTGCCGAGTATCGCGCGACAGCAAAGGCAGCCGCCTCTCTCGGATCGAAGCCAATAAACACCATGCATCGACGATCGAGCACGACTATTCGGCCTCCAGCCGATCGGCGGTGCGCTCCAATCCACAGGCGCCCTCGAACAATCGCAGCATGTTGGCCGCCGCGATGATTGCCTCCTCGCGGCCAAGTCCCTTCTCGACCTTGACGTAGGTCTGCAATTGCCGGTGTAGCACTTCGAGACTCTTTTCGGTCATATCACATCTTCCATTCTTGCAGCGCGACCTCCACCGAGGGCACGAACCGAAACTCTTTCACATCGGAAAATCGCGTAGCGTTGGCAACATCGATGCCCATGTTGGACAGCGTCCGCGCGGCGATGGCAAAGGCGCGACGCCAGCGACGGAAGTTCGCCTCTCCGGGATTGTTCGCCCCGGACCATTCATTACGGCCATACCAGTGCGGGCCGGAGCGGGTGTGCACGTCGAGACCGACGAACGCGATCTGCCGCGCACCGAATTGCACCGCCAAGTTCAATGCCTGAAACCCGCTGTTGCCGCCTGACCCAACAAATCCCGGACGATCCAACAGGATGTCGTCCTTGTTCATGTCGATCTTAATCAGATGAATGTCTGGATATTGCTCCCGAAGCAGCGGATCATACGCGACCCTGAGGCCAGAGAACTTCGGCATGCCGATATTGGCGTGCCACCACGATCGATCACAGCCGTAAATCACGTCCGGCTTGCAGAGCCGCCATGACTCCTTGATCGCCATGACCTTCACGCGCTGTTTCTGCGCCAGAATGCTGAGGTCAACGTTCTTGGCCGATGGGCCCGAGGCAACGATGACCGCGACGCAGCCGCTCCAGTCGGGAAACCACGCGGGTCGGTCGATGCCGTCAAACATTTATGTCCGATCGCGCCCAGGAACCCCAGGCGGCCCCTGCTTGCCCTCGGGGCCCTTGAGAGAGGCCAGCCACTCTTTCTCGGTGCCGCTGAACCCTGCGGCACGAGCAATCTCATACGCGCTCCTGCCGTTCCTCGCGCTCTTCACCGCCAAGCGCCACCCGCTGTCGGCACCCACGCCCGGTATTGCCGTCGTGACCCGCTTGGCTATCCACACAGCGCCGTCGCGCGTAACCGCGTCACCCACGACATATTCACCCTCGCGCCAAATGCCACGATCGAGCGGCAGCGGGAAATAGAACGCCTGCGTCCGTGTCTGGCCGTCGCGCTCCATGATCAGCGTCATCGTGCGCTCGCCGTCATATTCCCAGCGCATGTCGTCGAAGCCGAGCCCAGGAGCGCCGTCCTTGCCGTGTCTGCCGTCGGCGCCGCGCACCAGCCCGATCGACAGCGAGCGGCCATCCGTCATGTGGGCGATGAGGTTGCCTTCGGGATCTAGCGAGAATGAATCAACACCAGGCGGCGTTGTTCCGTCGTCGCCGCGGACGCGTCCGACGGCTTCGGTGGTGCCGTCTCGGCGCACGAAGACCAGATCGCCATCGGCATTAACCAGGAAGCCGCGAGGGACAGTTGCCAAAGCTGCATCGACTGCACGCCTAATCTCATCAGCAGTCGCCATTGCTCGTCCGACGGCATCGCCGATCTCTCCCGTCATCTGTTCGCGCAGCGCTTTGATGCGGTCGTCGATTTCCAAGGCAATCTTGGTTACATCGGCGTCCGAACCGTCGCGGCCCGCAGGTCCCGGCTCGCCCTTTTCACCGACCAGCCCAGGAAGGCCGTCGATACCGTCACGTGGCACAGGCCTCGCGGCGAACGCCTCGGTCACCAGCGACCGCACGAACTCTGGGTCCGTGTCCTTGCCGTCTCTTCCCGGCAGCCCGGGCTCGCCGGCAGGTCCCGGTGCACCATCCATTCCGTCCTTGCCGTCGATCGCCAGAATGCGACCGAGGTCTAGGCTGCGGCCATCGGTGAGGAACACGCGGGCGTGCCCTTCGGTATCTGTCTGCAGATCGAGGATGCCGATGCCGTCCACGCCATCGGCGCCTGGGAGGCCGTCGGCACCCTTCTCGCCTTGCATTCCTTGCAGGCCAATGCCCGGTTGCCCAGGAGCGCCCTGTGGCCCTTCCGGACCCGCTGGCCCCATCTCTCCCTGTGGCCCGGGCGGGCCAACCACGGCCTCGCCCTGCGGTCCGGACGGACCCATTTCGCCGGGATCGCCCTTCTCACCGCGCTCACCGGCCAGTCCTTTTTCGCCCTGCGGCCCAGGCAGCCCATCCACGCCATCACGCGGCGGCGGCAATGCCGCGACAGCCTCGGTCAGCATTGCACGGATCAGGTCGGGCTCGACGTCCTTCCCGTCGATGCCATCACGCCCCGGCGGTCCGGGATCGCCATCCTTGGCGGGCGGGATTGCGGCAACCGCCTCGGTCACCAGAGAGCGAACAAACTCCGGATCCGCATCTTTGCCATCGACCCCAGGCGGGCCCTCGAGACCATCGCGCGGTTTCGGCAGTGTCGCGACCACGTCGGTGATCAGCGAGCGCATCAGCTCCGGTTCGACGTCCTTGCCGTCGATGCCATCACGGCCTGCAGGACCGGGATCGCCCTTCGCCCCCCTGATCTCCGACAGCGTCTCTTCAGTGCCGTCCGAATAGACGAGGTGTAAGCGGCCCTCATCGGTCACCCAGGTATCGGTAATCCCGCGACCCACGGCTCCCGGCAATCCGGGCGCGCCATCATTTCCGTCGCGACCCTCCAAGCGACCCAAATCCAGTTCGCGGCCGTCGGTCAGCAGTAGTTTCCGCCGATCACCCACGACCAGGACATCGGCGATGCCGACGCCGTCAATTCCATCCGCGCCACTCGGCCCAAGGATGCTTTCGCCCTGCGCACCGCGGACCTCGCCGAGGTCCTGTTCAACACCGTCGCTGAACACCAGCCACAGGTTGCCGTCACGCACCGATGCCTTGGCCACACCACGGCCCGCAGGCCCTGGCTCGCCATCCACCCCGTCGCGCGGCAATGGTGCGTCACGTCCGTCGCGGCCCTGCACACGCCCCAGGCGCAGCAACGCACCGTCGGTGCGGGTCATACAGAGCTGGCCCTCGACGTCGACCAGAGCCTCGATTACGCCGACACCATCACGGCCGGGCGGCCCTGCCTCCGGTGCAAGCGCAGCCCGCGCCTCAAGTGCCGCGATACGCTGCTGCATACCGGCCAGGTGCTCGCCGAGATATTGCCGAACGACAGGCGCAATTGCCTGCATGAGCCCAGCTATGGTCGCATGATCCACTGGCGGTGGCCCTCTCGTGTTCTGCGGCCGGCTGATCCGCTTTCGCTCAATCTGCTGCCGACAGGACGACGGCACCGCTCCCCAGCGCTTTGGTCAGATGCCACGCAGCAATGGCGATGTCGGCCTCATCGAGGCCTCGCTGCTGTGCGGCTGGCGTTCCCGGTTCGCCCTGACCGGATGGCGGCTTAGGTGCGGCGATCTGAAGGGGGGCGGGAGGGGGCGGCACAGCTTTCCGCTGCGCCAACTCGTCAATAGGCCAGTCTTGCTGCTGCAGGAATGGAATGTCGCCGCCCGGGACAGGGCGCATATCGAACCGGGCGCGCGCTTCGTTCGGCGAGAAGATCGCCCGCTGCACGCCCAAGCCAATGGTCTGCACCTTGGTGGCGGTATCCATACGCAGCAAGCCGTCGTCGATGTCGAACTCGGTGCCGTAGATATGCCCGGTCACCTCGGTCAGACCGAGGCCTTCGTCCAACAGCAATTCGATGTTCTCAAAGCGTGCCTGCAAGCACTGGCTATAATATGACAGGTTGAGCGCCTCGACGTTGTTATACGTCGGTGCCGTCTGCGTCACGAGGAACGCAGGCACATGGAACGCGCTGCAGATGGTCTCGGCGGTCCACTTCAATTGCTCGATGAGCTGCGCGTCGACCGGATTGATGGACATCCGCTCGAACTTCATCCCATCGCCGAGGATCGCCACGCGGCCGACATTCTCGCCCGCGTAGTTCGCCTGCCACTTGGCTTTGACGCGATCGGCGGTTTCCTGCGAAATCGGCCCCGGCGCGATCAACATGCCAGACGGCACCGCCTGATTGCGCGACGTCTCGATCTGCTGCTTCTGTGCCTCGAGCCCCTGGATCGCGGATAGTCCGCACGCAGTGAGCGGCGAGATACCGATCAGCGGATGGAACACCGACGACATGCGGTCGTGAATGATTTCCGAGGCGGGCACGACCTGGCTGTCTTCTTCAATGCCGGTCAGGCTGTCGGCGTAGAGTTGGTAGTAGACCGCCCCGTCAGGCGCCACCAGCACCTTGGTGCGTGCCGGGTCGAGCACATACATCGCAATGACCACGCCGCGGCCGTCGCGCTGCTTCAGGATGTAGGTGTTGCCCCACGTTAAGAGGCTATAGATCCAGCACTCCAGGAACTGAATTCTGGTTTGGTAGCGATTGGGCTTGCGCAGCACCGGGCTGAACGCCGGGGCGGAAGTTTCTTCCCAGATGCCGGTGGCCGGGTCCTGCTCGACCAGTTTGATGCGAATTTTCGATACGTCCTGCGCGATGAGCGACAGGCATGAATAGACCGCGTGATGGCGCAGGGAGGTTTCCTGCGTCATGCCCATGTTTCTTTGCCAGGCACCCATGAACGGTTCCTGGATGGTCGGCCAGAACCATTGGCTGAACGTCGACATCGGCGGCACCATCAGGCCCGTGGGCGGTGATGCCTTGGCGATGCCGTTGCGCGTGATGTCGAACCCGAGGATGCGCATTGCCCGGCCCTATTCCTCCGGCCGCAGATCGCGGCGGGAATAGCGGCCATGGATCGGTGGGCGACCACGTCGGCGCGGCGCATCGCCCTCTGGTTCCTCACCATTGTCCACAGCCGCTTCGTCAGCCTCAGCCGGTGCCGTTTCGTCCGGCTGCATTACTTTGTGCAGCAACGACGGCTCGGGTTCCGGTGTTGGTTCGGGTGTGGACTCTGGTGGCGGTTCCGGCATGAACTCTGGTGGCGGTGCCACGGCCTTCTGCGGCGGCAATGGCGGTGGCGAGCCGATGGCCACCGGCTCGAACTTGCGCGCACGCTTGGCCGCGATCAGCACCTTGGCCAGATTGCGCCCCTTGTAGTCGTCGGGCACCTCAAACTCCTGGCCCGCCTGATAGACGACGCCCTTGCCGCCCGGCATGCGCAATAACGTAATAGCCTGCAGCCGCATCGGGCATGCTCCTGAAAAGAAGGCGCCCGATTGCTCGAGCGCCAGTTAGAAGGAGTGAACGTCGCGCCGCGTAACCGCGCTCCGAAATGGATTAGCATCTCAGAACGCGGTTGGCCTCGGTGGGACAAATGTCCCGATTAGAAGCACGGTTAACAGATAGAGTTAGACATACTTGGCGTAATCAATCCACTGCACAACGCCCGTGCGACGCTTACGCCAGTTGATCTCACGCTCGGCGAGCACAGCGGTCATATTTTCCTGCCAGAGTGAGCGGTAAACTGTCGAAGCAGAGACCGGACTATCCGGCGCGCTGTCGAACTGCAGCGACGCCTGATTGCTGCTGTCGATGGTGACGTTGCCATCATCGGCGAGCAGGATTTCACCCGGCAAGATGAACGCGATCATGTAGCCATCCGTCGGCGAGCCACCGGACGACGGCACGTTCGTGCTCGTGATGACGCGGAACCCAGCCAACGTGCCGCCGCCGGCGGTGATGTCGGGGAACTCGCGCTGACCAAGCGTGTTCAACATCAGCGAGAAGGCAATCGCCTGGTTGACGTGCATGACCCACGTGCCGCCGGTCATGTCGAGATCCAGTGCTGCCATCGTGGTCAGCACCGTGCGGATGTTGGCGCGTGCGGCGTCGGCATCCGTTCCTGTCGCGGCAATCGCCGTGACACCATTGGTCAGTGATGCAGGTGAAGGACCACCTGAACCAGTGCCCACTACCTTGGTGCTATCAAGCAGGTCCGTATCGAGCTTCTTGGCAATCGCTGCGACCATGTCCTGACGGATCATCGCTTCCAAACTTGGATTGGAGAACCGCAGGCTTTCGTTGGTGAACGCTACGAGCGCGGCGACCTTCGCGAAGGTCATCGTGATCGTATCGAACGCCGCACTCGACATGGGTTTGGAGCTACCCTCGCCC